CGTCAAAATCGGTTTCGACGGCTACGCTCCATACGGCACTCTCGTCTAGTAATGCCTCCGGGTCGAGAGTGCCGTTCCACCATTTGTCGAGTAGCCAATGGTCGGATCGGATAACCCATTGATTGCAATATTGACGTCTAAATGCTGACTCCTCGATTCTGGCCCATTGTTCGGCGAGAAAAACTTGTCTTTTGTCGGTCCACTCTGGCGACCCCCATTTCCACGTTTCTACAAGTGACGGGTCCGCCTCGGCGGGTGCTGACCACTCGAGGAGTAGGACGCTACCCGGTTCCGGGTCGTCTAGGCGGTCGAGGGCTCGTTGTCGGTAGCCTTGCATAAGATCCGATCGACTGTCGCCGCTTGTGCTAACGAGAAAAATTTGCGGTTGTTCTCTGGCTACCATAGTTGGAGTAATTGAGTTATCGACCACGTCGGCGGACACTTTCCATGCTTCGTCGACGAAAACCATGGACACGGAATAGCCGACGCCTGCAGAATCGTTAGCGGCGTGGATTAGCCAGCGGTCGCCCGTGGGCAATTCGATTCCGGCTAATTCATTTCCCCAACGTACACTCTTTTTACCGTACACCTCGGTTGCCCATAATCCCGCCGGTCGCATTACCTCCATGGCCGTCGATCGTTTGTTGGCTACATGGAGGACCGTTTGTACCTCCCCGAACAAATGGCCGTGGTGCAAACGCCATAGGCATATGGCTCGAGATAACCACGACTTTCCCGACTGTCGACCGACCGTAATAATGACGGCGGACCATACGAGCTTGTTTTCTAGGTCGTATTCGAGTGCCCGATTAAGTGCATACCTCTGCCATGGAAATAACTCCATGCCATAGACGGTTTTTAGCCACTCGGCCGCTTGTGGGCCATGAGTACCCCCTAGGGCGCTCGGCGCTTTAGTTTCCAATCGGGGCAAAATAAACCCGTCCTCGTGGATCCTAGGCGTTCCTAGGCGGTATCCGGCGTCCTTAGCCCCCTCCGGGGGAGAGAGGCGAGGGGCGGCGGGAGTGGCTCGTGTCGTACTTAAAGAACGGTTCGTCGTTGATTTTTTTCCATTTTTTTTCTCGATTGCTCGTTGTGATCCGAGTTTCCCGCCGTGAATGCGGTTGCATTGGAGGTGTGCTATTCCGGATCCGTCGAGGCCGGGGGTTAGGTCGCCGGTTATGACTAGGGGTGGCTCATGATCGGCACTTGCGCCTTGTGGGTTGGTGCGTGGCAATGTCATGTCTACGGGTGATCCACAACGTATGCAAGTTGGTTCGCACTTGGCGAGCACCTCTTTAACCCAAGCCTTGTATGCGGGGCTACCCCTACCGGTACGGGCGGTTGTCATTGTGTCCTTGGCTTGCCCATGATGATGCGTGAGATAGCGTCTTTGGGGTACCCCTTGTCTCGTGCCTGCCCTGCCCTCATGAGTCGTCCGGTGAGATCCTCTCGACAATACATGCAAGGCCATGCGCCTTTGGTGTTGTTGATCCAACCTCGGTCGCATGTTGTGTGTTCGCATTGGCAACCGGGTCGAGCGCAATGTGCGTCGTATAATGAATATGTCACGGTCTTTGTTTGTTGTTGTTCCATTGTGTTTCCCCTTGTGTTTGTGTCGGCGGTCTCGGTCTCGGGCGGTGGCCCGATCCCGCCTCCATTGGTGGTCTGGTTTTCGATAATACTTACCCTACCCGGGGGGGTGGCGTGTCGCCTTGTCCTACCCAACACCGGTGCTATTTCCTCCGTCATTCCGGTGAATTGGCTACCTATTGGAGATCCGAGCGCATAGGCAAGACACGCTACGTCGAGCCTTATGGTGGCGTCTGGAGTGAATCTATAAGCCCGCTGGCGTCATGCTTGTTAACTTCGGCAATTGAGGATACGACGTCCTTGTTCATGGACGCGAGCCAAGCGTTAACGGCGGCTAGTTTGTCGAGGTCGTCGCGTGTACCCTGTTTTCCGAGTATCGCGTGTATTGCTTTGACTTGGCCCGGTGTTGCCGGGTACATGGACGAGCCCTTGGTTGGTGCCCTGTATGAGGGTGCTGGCGTGTCGGTTTGAGTGTTCCAAGGATCGTCGGGTATCGCCTCGGTGGTTCTCATTACGGTTGCTCGTTCTTTGGCGTGTTGGATCTCGTCGAGTGTCGCAATGCTGGCGTCGATTCCAATGCCAAGCGAACCGATTGCGCGGCCGTTGCACGAGGTTTGTAGGTTCATGAGTTCGGATCCGCGAGTGAATGGGGTCGTGCCGGGAATGATCTCCCAAGCAATACCGATACCGGGGCGGGGATCGTCTGGAGTGCGGTAAGCGTATGCCCTGCCCATAACCCATTTCTTGCCCTCAACCTCGACGAACTCGGGTGGATCCATTTGTAGTGATCCGTCCGGGTAACGTGCCATGAATAGTTTAATACGGCTCGCGACGTCAATGTACCCGTCGAGGTTGTAGCCGCTCACTTGTTGCCCGCTACATGGCCCCATACGAACCCGATTACAAGGCCAACGATTAAGGACGCTAGTCCAATTAGTTCGGGTCTCATGCCGTACGCCTCCACACTCGGATCACGCGACCGTTATTGGATTCGCGTGTGCTAACGACGTAGTTACCTTGGGACTCGATCATGCCTTGTGAGTTCCATGAACGGAATAGGGCGCCGATTTGGTTCGGGTGTCCTAGTGGTTTGCCGATAGCGTCAATGAGTACGTCGGCCGAGAACAATTGACCGATTGCTAGTGACTTGCGGAATATGGTTGCTTGCATTCGCCATTGTGGGTCGATCTCGGCGAGCACCTTTACGTCCTGACGTTCGTATCGTTCGCAATATGTACACAATTGGCCGGTGCAATTATGGCTCGGCCGGTCGAGTTGTATGTCTCCGATTTGATCGAATAATGTCTGTTGATCTTGCATGGTTCCCCTTTTCAATCTAGCGGCTAGTGTGATGAGTGGCCGCCCCACTAGAAAGACGGCCACTCGACAACGTCCCCGGATCAGAGTCCGAGGTTTGAGGCTTCCCCTCCTCTGGAACGTCGTTGGGTCAATCTTGGTTAAGCGGTATGACATTGTCAATCACTTTGACGATTTTCCGGCGTGTTGGGCATGATTTCGGGACTCCAACGGTGGCTCATTGTGCGGCGATATGCGAGTGTTGGTTTGCCGTCGCGCACTACGACAAGGAGTTGTCCGGGTAGGTCTAGGTCGTCTAACTCGAATGAGTGATAGGTCGCGTTTAGCACCCGTGGCGCGTTAAGTTCCAATGATCCGCCCCCCTGCCGTTATCCCATACGGTAAAGAATGCGCGGTCTTGATAATAACGATTCCATTGGTTAATAGGTTTATTTCGCAAGGCTTTTATCTCGTCAATGAGTTCGTCGCGGGTGGCCTTAGACTCTTTAATCATCATGTATGTGAGGGAAATCCGCCATTGTGAGTCGAGGAATTGGTACACGCCGCTTGCCGTACTAATGCTCGACCTTGCCCTATAGTTATACCTAGACTCGCGGTACTGTATGCACTTGCGTACCCCTGCCCATTTCTTGTCGTAATGCGGCCCCGTGTAGAGACTTGGTTCGTACCCTTTCCAGTCTTGTGATTCTGGAGAGTTCGCCACGCAAGCGGGCGCGGTAATCATGGCCGCACATATAAGGATCTCGGCTATCATTCGACCACCTCGATAATTGTTACGGTACTGGAGATCCGTACCCGTCGACCAATGATCTCGTCGACGCTTTGACGGTCGATTCGGCGTTGCCCGCCGGGTGTTGTGATTGCCTCAATCTGGCCGCTATCCGCGTATCGTCTAATTGAATCCCGTGAGACTCCGAGCATTTCGGCGGCCTTACCGGGTTTGATATATTCGGTCATGTGTTCCCCTTTTGCTAGGGTTTTAGAGTACCGGCTACTTGTTGGCTTTTCGGGCTTTCGTTAGGTCGCGTGTCCAACGGGCTTTGGTTAAGGGTGATCGGGCCAAGATTGGGAGTGGGTAGGCGGATCCGTCACGATCGGCGTACGACGTGAATGAGATATGAATATGGGCGTTGTGTCCCCATGATCCGTGGCGCCATGTCCACCACGTTTTGCGATAGGATCCCGACGCAATTCTGGACTCATATACGACATACTTGAGGCGATTGGATCCGGGCAAGCCCGAGGCCGCGTAGTCGAGGAGTTGGTTAGCCAAGATTCGAGCGGTGCCGCCGTTCGACATTGTGCCGAGGTTCTCGTCGACATCTATTGCTCGAACAATTTGATTGGCCCCGCTTGGGTTGTGGTCGCTTACCCGCTGCGAGTGGGCGTAATCGGCCACCCAACCGTCGGAGTCTTTTTCCCGTCGAGGCCAGCGGCGGTCTATGGCGTCGCGGAGTGCGACACCGCCTTTACATAGTTTCGCCATGATCTACCCCATATCGTTTATCTGCCGGGTTGAGCGCGTTGATAATTACGGGAATGACGGCGGCACCAATACCAACGACGAGCGGGTGCACGTCGGCGGTCATGAGCCATGAGGCCACGGCCCCAAGTGCCGACCCGAGGGCTATTTTGACAATTGAACCCTCCCATGTTTGCGCGAGCCATTGTTTCATTGTGTCTCCATTCCAACATGTTCAATTAGTCGATCGACCTTTTGTGCGACGTCGGCAAGTGATTGGCCGCCGTTGCGATAGCCGGGTTGTATTGACTTTGTTGCCTTGGCTATTTCGTCGCGAACTACGTTACGGATTAGCCACACTAAACCGCCGCCCATGATTCCAAGAATGGCGAGGATTGTTGCAATTAATCCAACGTAATCCGCAATGGTCATGGTTCTACTTGGCGGCTAATTTGGCGCGTACGGCGGCTCGTGCCCGTTCCGTGTCGGTTGAGGTTGCCAATTTAACTTTTTTCTTGGGCTTTACCTCGACCTCGGGTGGAGTGTCGACGTGTAGTTCTTGATCTATTTCACTCATTCTGTTATCTCCTCGATTATCGGTGCTATGAATACGTCTAGGTCGGGGTCGTATGTATATCCGATTCCGGCGTATACGGCCCGGTAGTCGCCTTCGATACTTGTCTGTAGCCAGTAGCCTTCAATACCTATTTCGGCTATGTAGTCCT